CGAAGACCTCGGCCGCCGCCTGGGTGGAGGCGTTGAGGATCGTGTCGCTCGAGATGCCAGCGCCGCGGAGGCGGTTCTGAAACTTCGTCGAGGCGCGAGCGCGGGTCCACACGGGATACGGAATCACGACGCGGGTGTTCGCCGTGCTCTCGCCGTTCGAGATCATACGGTCGAGCGCCAGCTGGATGTCCTCAGCGATGTCGAACGTCGCCAGATTGGCGGTCGTGTAGGCGGTGCCAGCAGCGGTGCTGGTGAAGTTGCTCGTGGAGAAGATCTGCGCGGCCACGCGGATTTCGTGGGCGAGCAGGAGCTTCCGGCGGGCGAGCTTGGCGGCGACGACCTCGGCATCGAAGAAGCGCGAGACATCCGCGGTCACGGTGTCATCGACGGCCTCTTCGTAACCGTACTCAAGCGCGGTGTACGTCTCCTGCGTGAAGGCACGGGTGCCACGCGGGAAGGCGGAGTACGGGTCACGCACCTTGACGTCCGACTTGAGCAGCTGGCCCTCCTTCAGCTTGAAGGCGGGGTACTGACCGGCGCGGACGGGGACGTTGAGGATGGGCATCACGCGCGTGCCGATCAGACCAGTCTCCCAGTCTTTGGCTTGCTCGAGGACGCCGGCGATGTCGCCACGGAAAACGGCGGCAGAATTGGTGTACATTGTAGAAGATCCTTTTGTTAGAGGTTACAGGTTCTTCGGGATAAACTCGATGACCGCGGAGCCGTTGCCGCTGGCCTGAGTCGAGAGACTCTTGCCCACGGTCACGGTGCCGGTGGTGGAGACGAGGCCCGAAGCGGCGAGGTAGAGGTTATCGCCCACGGTCACGGGAGTGCCGGTGATGACGGCCTTCAGCGTGCCGGTGGAGTGGAGGAAGCGGACGGTGACGTAATCACCGGAGGCCGCGTCGATCTGCGCGATGCCGTCGCACGCGGTGGACGTCGAGAGACCGACGCCGCGGTTGTTGGAAATCACGACGCCCTGGAAGGCGGTGATGGTCGCATTAGCGAGGAACGTGCCGTTCCCGAGATATTGAGTAGCCATTGTGGTAGGTTACAGGTTAGAGTTTGACGACCTCGCCAGCAGCGACGCGGGTGCGGTACTGCTGGTATTCGGCCGCGTGATTCTTGATGGCGAACGCGATCGCGTCGCCCTTGTTGCCCTTGAGCTCGGAGGTCTTCGCGGCCACGATAGCCTCGAAGCTCTTCGCCTCGCTCTTGGCGGCGGGAGCCGCAACCTCAGCGGAGGCCGCGGGAGCCGCGGGCGCGCCGATGGTCTTGGCGAACTCCTTGAGCGCAGCCTCGGCGGCCTGCTTGGCAGCCAGCTGCACCTCGTCGTTCTTAGCCGACATCGCGGCCGGCTTGTCTTCGGGCTTCGGCATTCCGGCCTCTAGCTTAGAGAGCCGCTCGCCCATCGCCATCATCGCGGACTCGATCATCCCCGCGATCTCCTTTTTCACATCGTCATTCATAGGAATAGTGATTTCAATTTCAGGTTTCTCCTCCTCGGGCGTGTTGCCCGGTTCGGTCTGAAAGGATTTCATCCGGCGCTCGAAGAGCCCCTCGGCATTCGCTGCCGGCTCGCTCACGAGATCGACGGAATAAATCTCCGAGCAGCGCTGGAGCATCGTCTTCTTGTCGCCCGACATCTCGACCGGACCGGAGAACGCGATCGAAAGCCCGAAGGTGTCCGGGATTTTCTCCGCGATCTCGAGCACGTATCCGCGGTGCGGCGAGTTTTGCAGCAGATGCAGATCGCCCAGGAGCTTCTTGCCCTCGATCCGCAGCGCGTCGACGTAGCCGATGATGTCGCCGGCGCCCGAGTTGTGGTCGAGCTTCACCTTGAGTCCGCCCTCGTATTGCTCCGCGGCGGCCTTGACTTGCTCGAGCGTGCGCGCGTCGACCATCACGCCGTGGCCCAGCGCCGGACCTTCGGAGATCAGCGAGACGCCGCGGATCACGCCTGCTTCGGCGTCAATCTTCCCGGCAGCTACGGCAAAGGTAATGGTGGGCGCGGCCATTGTAAAAGCCGCCGCCGTCAAATCATCCTTTGCTTTTAACGTCTAAAGTAGCGCGGCGCTTGTATGCAGTAACGCGGACCACCTTTTTCGTAATCTCATCCCAGACCGGGAATTGCGCGACCTCGACGGTCTTCGCGCGGATCGCTGGCCCGAGGAGCACGCGCACGTTGTCGACGCTGCACTCTAGCTGCTCGGCCACTTTGTCGCGAGAGTCCCAGCCGGCGGGCAGCACGTAGGTCTTTCGGTTCTGCGCTTCGACTAGGGATTTCCAGTTCACAGCTTGAGCAACGCGGCGAAGTGTGACTCGCCCTCGATGATGGGAATGTTGAGATGCAGGAAGGCGCCGCTCGTCGCGACCAGCTGCACCGCGTAGCCGTGCGACCAATCAGTCGGTGCCGTGTGCTGCCAGAGTGGCTGAAGCTGGCAGAGACAGCCAGGATTCCACGCGCCAATGATGCCGCTCGATATGCGGCGCACGATGTTGGATTGCGCGCGGTGCGTATGTCCAAAGACGCAGTTGCCGGCGATCTTGTCGACCGTCGCGCCAACTGCGTTCTTGGCCGTGCTAACGCCGTGAAAGAAGAAGCACTTCCCGCGCTTGATCACGCCGGGGACCGGGAGTCCGTCGTAGAACTCGCCCTGGCGGTAATACGAGATCTCGCGTTCCTTGAGCTTCAGCCGGAACTCGGGAGCGAGCAGCCGGCGCAGCCCCTCGGCGTCCTTCTTGTGGCGCAGCACTTGCGTCACGCACCACGTCTCGACGCGCCGCTCGTGATTGCCCTCAAGGTACTCGATCTTCGCGCGAGGCGCCGCGGCCCGCAGCTGCTCGAGGAAAAGCGCGGAGGCGGCCAGATCCTCCTCGTAGGTGTAATCGGTCTCGGCGACGTAGCCCATTACGTGGTGCTGCGCGAGGAAGCCGCCGCAGTCTACGTGATCGCCAAGGAGGATGATCTCCTGCGGATCCAGCGCTCGGATGTCGGCCAGCATCGCGGCGACGGCTTTCGGATCGACTAGCGAGCCGTGCGTGTCGGGGATGACGACGCGGACGATGTCGGATCCGGTGCGCTTACGCGGCGAGACGGACGGCGCCGGCTTGGCCTTGCGCGCCTTGGTCGCGTTCTCGAGTGCACCCCTGGCGACGTCGAGCTCTTTTCGCAGGCCGGCGATCTCGGCCTCGTAGAGCTTGCGGGACTCGTCCCGCTGGACTGCGCTCCAATCAGTCACGCTTGTCCTCCTGCTGGGCCGCGAGGTAATCGCGGCGCCAGCGCCAGAGAAGATAGCCGAGCGAGGCAACGCCGGTCACGAAGCCGAGGTAAGCGTTGATCTGCGACATCGTGATTGTCGCGAGCGGCGGCGTGACGCCGGCGATGAAGTCGGCTGGCTTGATCATTTGAGCTTGGCGCGATAGGCGGCGCGATCACCGAACCACCAGCCGACGCAGTTAAACGCGGCGAACGTGACCTGCTCAGTCATCGACGCGCGGGAAGGCTCGGCTGCGTAGAACCAGATGACGGTCGCGATCAGCACGAGCGAGATAGTGAGGAACGGACGAAAGAGCGTCACGACATCGGCGACCCAAGCGTGGACGTTGGACGGCACCGTCGCGGCCTGCTGGCTCGCCTTGAAGGCTTCCCACGCGGCCTCGTCCTGGCGGATCGACGCGAGCACCTTCGCCTCCTCCAGCTTCCTCCCGTGCTCTCGGCCAGCGCGAAACTCCTCGAAGAAGCCGTTGCCGATGCGGAGGAGGACACCGAGTGCGCCACCACCGAGAGCACTTGAGAGGAAATCGAGCATTACGCGGAAGGCTTCACTTTAATCGCGTCCGCCAAAACCTGCACCGACTGGCGCAGGAGATCGTGCTCTTGCGCGGTGCCTCGGTAAGCGGCGGCGACGTGCGCGAGATTCTGAAGAGCCTGCTCAGGCGAGATGGTGTTTGCGTCCATAGCGTCAGAGCGGCACGTCAAATCAGAGCGGGGTGAGGCCAGCGTTCTGGGCAAGCACCTTGTAGAAGGCGGCATCGCTGGTCCACGTAGCCGTCTGGGCGGCGGTGGCGTTGACGAGCTGGGAGGCAACCTCCGCACCGGCAGCGTCAAGGAGCTGGCAGTCGGCAACGGCGGGACCGTTCTGATAATTTATGTACCTCGGGAAAAACTTAACGGCAGTCTTGGTGCCGGTAGCAGTCCACACGCTCACGGGTTGAATGGCGATTTCGTTATTCATAGGTCAAAGGTTAGGTTAGATAGCAGGAGGGAAGCGGGAAGTTGAGGCGATTGCCTTTGCGGATATTCCAGTACTTCGGCAAAAGCTGAAGGTTCTCGGCGCAATGACTTCCGCCCTTTGAAAGCGGATGGATGTGGTCTACCTCAAACGCGATGCCAAGACATTTACCGACTCGATCCGCCATCTCGTAAAATCCGGCAACAAATCGCAGCGAGATCGTCGCGGCGCGCTTCAAGGAAATGCGCTTCATTGCAGCAGCTCGCACACGGTCTGGATGCATCTTGGCGTAGCGGCGACTCCTCTCCTTCAGATACTCTTTGTGCTTAATTCGCCAAGCTAGCGCCGAAGCCTTATCCTTTTCCAAGTTTGCTGATCTCCATTTACGGGTGATCTGGCGCACCTTGTCCTTGTTAGACCTCTGCCAAGCTAACCCGTTTTTGAGATGCTGCTCCTTGTGCTCGGAATACCACTCCGCGCCCTTGGCCTGCTCATAGGCGCGATAGTGGTCCAACTGCTCCTTGGTCACCCATCGCTCGCTTTTCGCGGCATCGCTGCGGTACTGCCAGAAGTACTTGCCCAGTTCCTCATTGAACTCACCGCGTCTCCAACGCCGCGCCGCTGAGACCTTCTGGTCCCAGACGGAAACGGGGGAGATGGCGATGACGTTATTCATAGGAGAAATATTAGACGTTAGAAGCGAGGAGCTTGTAAGCGATGCCGCCAATTTCGATGGTGACGTAGCCCGTGGCAGACGGAGCGGTAGCCGAATAAACGCCAAGTTCCCACGCGCCAGATCCACCAGTTGGTGCAGAAGTGCTGATCGACGCCCCAGAGGTAATCGCACCGACCGTTGTAAGCGTTGCCGCGAACTCCGCATTGCGCGTGCCCGTCGGAACCTGCATCACGTGATTTCCAGCAGGATTGGTGATGTAAAGGTCGTAAGACGACCCGGTGGCGCCGGAAAGCACGGTGCCAAGCGATGCCGACTTGTAGAACGAGGCAGCCGCAAATGAACCGCCAGCTACCGTCACGGCTTCGCCAACATTGAGGGATTTCGCCACCCCCACGCCCCCGCTCACCACCAGCGCACCGGAGGAGGTGCCCGTGGAGGCGGTGGAGTTGATAACTTGAAGCACCGTAGATACCGCAGCAGTCGTCGTCGTGAACGAAGCTGCCACCGTGGGGGTTACAACGGCATTGGCCGTAGTGGCTCCACTTCCGACAAGGATGCGGGCGACGCCTCCGTACTGAATCTCAAACCCGCCATAACCACCAACAGAGGTAGAGGAGGCAATGTACGCATCAGTCCCTGACTGACCTTGCAGATTTCTCGAGATCAGCGCGTCGCCGTAATTGGCTCGCCGCGAGAGACCAAGTGTAACGCATTGTTCTAGGACAGAAAGCCCAGTCCCAACTCGCAGCATTGAATCCGCGCTGTTGGTCGCAATGGAGGACGCGGTTCCTACGAGAGCCAGACTGCCGCCAGCATAGATGCTTCCCCCCACCCCCAGCCCGCCCTGCGTCCCGTTGCCCACTACCAAAGCGCCGGACGAGGTGGTGGTGGAGGCGGTGGTGCTGCTTACGAGCGTATTAGACTGTATGTCCGTTGTCGCAGTACTCGCCGTAGCTCCCGGCGTCATAATCATCTGCATCCGCGCATTCAAAGCATCGCGGAAATAAAGATTGGCATCAGCCGGCAACTTGTAAATCCACCATTTGTTGACGGATGAATCCGAAAAACGAAGTGACGCTGATCCAGCCGTTTCTAAAGAAATCCCGCTAAAGCCATTTACAACAATGCTGTTCGTCGCCATCGCCCCACTCACCGTCAGCGTCCCGCCCACCGTGGCGTTGCTCCCGCTCACCGTGACGGCGTTGCTCCAAGAGGCCGTGCTGCCGTTCGTCGTGAGCAGGCGCCCGCTGTTGCTCGTCTGGCTCGGCAGCCCCGCGACCGGCTGCGCGCCCCAGCTGACGGTGCCGCTGCCGTCCGTTAGAAGCATATACTGCGTTGAGCCCGCTTGATCGGGCAGCAGCGCGTTAAGCGCCGCAACGCGCGTCGTCTGGCCCGTGCCGCCTTGATTGATCTGCGCCACGCCGGCGAGCGAGCCGAAGTCGCCTACGCCTCCCGCGCCGCCACCGCCGCGGCTGGCGAGCGTCTGCCATTGATTGCTGTTCTTGCTCGGCTTCTCGGTCACGCCGTCGACGGTCGCGATGTAGCTCGAGCCCAGCCACGAGACGACGTCGAGGCGATTGTAAACCTCGCCATCGATGAACGTGCCGCGGGGATTCAGCGAGGCGCCCGCCGCGCCGGCCGGCCCAGGGATCAGCTGAAGCTTCTTGGCCTCCTCCTTCGCCGCGAACTCGACCCGCTCCAGCTGCTGCCCGAACTGCGTCACGAGCGATCCAAGCTGCGATTGCAGCGCCACGATCTCAGAGCGCAGCGCCTCCGCGTCAGCGCCCGCCTTGGCTGCGTTGGTCTCGTCGGCCTTCTTGAGCTCCAACGCGATCACGCCCACCTGCTCGTCGACCGCCTTCCGCATCTCCTCCACGCGAGCGGAGAGAGCGCCCAGGTTATTATCGAGGACGTGGAATTGCAGCGCCTTGATGCCGGAGAGCGCCGCGGAAAGCGCGTTCGTCGCGGCCTCCAGCGGCTTTGCGTGCGTCGAGAACTCGCCCTCCAGTTTCTCGGTGCGCGTCTTCACCTCGCCGAGCGTCTCGGCAAGCAGGATCAGTTCGTCGGAGTAAATGCTTTCCAGTTGGCTGCTCATTGGGAGAGTTTCTTTTCGATGGCGGCGATGCGAGCCTCTAGTGCGGCGGCGTCAAGAGAGCGTAAACCGTCAAGGCTCGCGGCGAGCGCCTTGTCGGCGGCAGTGAGCGCGAGCGATTGCGTGGCAAACTGCTGCTCCATCCGGTCCAGCCGCGCGACCAGGTCGCCGGCCAGCTGCGCGAGCGCGAGGAGTTGGTCGGTGGTCTTCAAGTCAGATAGGGATCCGGCGCCAGGATGACCGCGGGATCAAGGCCCAGCTGCTGGCACATCCCAACGATCGTCGGGTTCGTGTTCCAGAACCACGCGAAGTTGTCCCAGAGATAAGCCTGATCGGTCGGCAGGCTGTCCGTCAGCGCGATCAGGTCATTGAGCTTTCCGGCAGTCAGCACTCGGCTGACGATGGTGTCCTTGGACACGCGGTAGGGTTGCGGGGGCGGGATGGGCTTCACCACCCAGCCGCAGTTTTCCCAGACCGGAGGCTGCTGCGTAGCCGGGTCATAGGACGGCGGCACCGTGACCACCCATCCCTTGCGCTCAAGGTTGGCGATGGTCTGCGGGTCGGTCTCCGTGCGGAGCTGGCAGTCGAGGACGAGATACGTGGGCATAAATTAGGAGCAGGCGATTTTCCAACTGTAAGCTACTGCAGATTCAAACTTGCGGCGCAGCGAGTCCGACCATTCTGATCCGGCATAAATGATCATTCCGATATCACCATTCAAGTATGCAGGATAACCTGCATTAGTCGCGCCTAAGCCGTTGGCTCCAACAGCTGCTCCGTTTGTTCCATAGGTTGCTGTTGCAGTAGTCATTGTCTTCGTTGTTTTTGATGCACCGTTTTTCCAAACAGCATACGTCGTTGAGCTTCTGGTAAATGAACCAACAAGGTGAACCTGAGTGCTTGAGCTGATGCCAATTGCATTTCCGTACTGCGAAACGCCTAACGCATCCGTACCGTAATTTCCATCTTCGCCATAGCCAAACCACATTCCCGCATTAAGCACGGCTTGACCATATCCAAAAGCCGTACGAAACTCAGCATTTACTAGATTATTGTTTTGCCTACACAACATTATTAGCGTAACGTCCCCGGTTGGGAATCCAGTATCGGAACGAATTAATTTGTCGTTCGATCCGTCAAATCGAACTATCGACGATCCGCCAACTTCCCCGGTCTGAATAAAAGGTTGATTAGCGCCTGTGGACTGAGAGAAGTCATATCCGCTTCCGCTTCGGTCCGACCAAGTGCTAACCGCTGTGTTGTCGGATTGGTTAATGAACCGAGCGTCAAGTACAAGAATGGCGCCGGCGTGCCTAGCATTAAGATGTCGCTGCCGCGCTCTCATCAGGTCGAAGTGTAGCTGATCTCCACGCCCAGCAGCCGGGCGTCTGCGCCAAGGGTGTCTCCCGCCGCATCCGCGTCCCGGTAAACTTGGAAGATGACTGGATTGCCAGAAGCAGCCGTGCCACCGAGGGTGATGGCAGAGGTGGCCGGAGAGATGTCCACGTCGTTGGTGGCCGTCAGGGTGTCGGTGGCCGTCTGCGCCGTGCCCATTGCTTGATCGAGCGCGTCATCGTTGGCATAGGCCCGGCCCTGCAAGCCCCAGACCACATCACCAGAACCCGTGGAGGCAGTCCAATGGAACTTGGCCGTCACGGTCCCGGCGTTCCAGTTATTGGGCATCACGATCATCGCCTGCGCGAACTCGTCCGTCCCAGCGTCGAAGAGCAGTTCGTCCGTGTTGATCTTGTTGGTGCTCTGCTCGCGGGAGTCGATGCCAGCGCCGGTAGTGGTGCGTGGAATCCACGCCGAGGCGGGAATCCAGACGTTGGTCGATCCGCCGCCGGAAGCAGTCACCGCAGCCCACGTTGGGTTGGCCCCCGTGCCCTGTGTCTTTAGGTAATGTCCGTTCGTGCCCGCGCCCAAGCGGGTCCACGTAGACGCACCACGATAGAGGATGTCGCCCTGCGCGGCAGACCCGACCAGATCGAGCACCTGCGTCAGCGTGGCGTCCTCGGGCGCACCCGTAGAGCCCGTAACGCGGGCTTTGATAGTGCTGGCAGTCATATTCGCCATCTTGGCGTTCGTGACCGCGCTGCTAGCAATGGTGGCGGCAAACGACCCAGTACCGCTACCAGTCACATCCCCTGTCAGAGTGATGGTCTGGTCCCCGGTGTTCGTTCCGCTAGACGTACCGGAGAACGTGCCCGACTGCGTAGCCAGCGTTCCTAGGCCAAGGGTGGTGCGCTGCGCGGAGGCGTCCGCGTCATCGAGAAGATTCTTGCCCGCGGTCGTGATGTCCCCGCCCAGCTTGGCCGTGCTGACGACGCCGTTCGCGATAGTGGTCGCGTTGCTGTTCTGCGAGGCCGTGACGTCGCCCGTTAGCGCTGCGCGCTCGAGCGAGACCTGGCCGCTGGTCGCGAAGTTAACAGTGACCGACGTGCTGTTGCTGATGACGCGCTCGGCGCTCAGCGAGCCATTCGCCGATGCGACGATGTATTCGGCATCAGTCGGCGCGCCGCTGCCTCCCGTGTTCTGCGCCCAGCTGGGATTCGCTGCCGCGCCATTTGTCTGGAGGATGTAGCCGGCGGTTGCCGCGGGGAGCCGCGCCCAGCTGGTGGCCGACCGGTAGAGGATGTCGCCTTGCGCCGCGCCGCTGATGTCCAGCTGGTCGAGCGTCGGACGCGCGTGGACGTGATCGACGCGGGCCGCAGTGATGGAGACGCCTGGAGTCGCGGAGACGCCTAGAGCCGCCGGAGCGCTCGAGTCGAAAAGCTGCCGATTCCGCCAGACGGTGGTCGAGGAATCGTAAGAGAGAAAATCGCGGTTCGCGACCGTGGTCACGAGGACGTCGTGCAGTTCCTCGAGCTCGAATCCGTTGAGGATGTCGACGTAGATGATGCCATCGGCGACGCCCGCCTTCTTGATCACGTAGCCGATCCGCACCGAGTGATTTGGCTGCGTCGGCCGCGTGTTCACGAGTCCGCCTGGAGTCGTCGACGAAAGCCAGAGCGTGTCGCCTTGGTTGAAGGAGTTGGTGTTGATGCCGCGCAGCAGGCCGTTCGTGATGATGAAGCCGGACGAGTTGTTTCCGATGGTCTGCGCGACGAGCCCGAGCGTGCTCGCCGAGTTGGCGTCGCTGGTCCCCAGCGCTAGCGCAGCCTCAAGGCGCGTGCCCGAGGATCCGTTCTGCTTCACCACCTGGCCCTTGGTAAAAGGCGAGCCGCTCTGGTTGTAGACTTGGATGTGCGCGTCGACGCCGAGGAGCGCGTTAACGCTGGAGTTGAGGCCGATCTCCAGCGAACTCTCGGTCGCGTTCCAGACGGCTTTCGCCGTCGTGATGCTCGCGGTGCTCGATGTGTTGAGCGCGAAGTAGTCGATCTGCGTGATCGTGTTCGTCGCGCCGAAGACCGAGTCGACCGGGAAGTCGATTGGATCGCTGCCGCCGGTCTGATGCGTCGAGGCGTGCGCGGTCGGCGTGCGAGAGTCAGAGAGTCTCGAGTCGTTCGCCTGCACGGCCTTCAGCGCAGCACTTTCTCCCGAGGTCGCGAACGTGACGACGCCCGAGGCGCTCGTGCTCGCCGGCTGCTTGATGTTCGCGAAGGCCGCCGTGACGGACGCGACGTCGGTCAGGTTGTTCGCGCCGAGCATATCGCCGCCGCCAGGGATCGTTTCCCAGAGCGTGGACGTGCCGTCCGTCTTGAGGAATTTGCCTGCGTTGCCCGTCTGCGAAGGCAGCGAGTCGCCGCCTCCGCCGCCTCCGCCGCCTGCCCCACGCGCCGCGATCACCGCCCACTTCGCGCCAGCGGTTCCGATGTTCTTCCGCCCCGGCGTGTCGTTCGTGTCCTCGAGCGCGAGATAGGTCGAGCCGTACCAAGAGAAGAGATCGCCACGCTGCGCGACCATCCCCTCCTTCCATTGTCCGCGATACGAGTCGATCAGCGTCGGCGCCGCGGCCAGTTCCTGCTTCGGCAGCGCGGCGTTGACCGCGTGCTGAATCTCGATGACGAGACCGCGCTCGAGCTTTGTAATGCGCTCCTTCGCGGCCTCCGTCAGCGTGCCCAGGATGCGCGACTCGATCTGCTCTGCGGTCAGCCCGATTTGCTTCTCGGCCTCGGAGAACTGCGCTTGAGCAAGACCAACGATCTCAGCGCGGATGGCTTCGAGCTTCGTCTGCGACTCGGCGAGCGCGGTGCGGCAGCGGCTTTCGAGGTCTTCGTTGTATTTGGCATAGGCGTCCGAGACGAGCCCAGGCACCGCCTCGGTCAGCTTGGACTCCAGTTCCTTGCGAATCTCCGGCACCGTCTTGCCGATGCGCTCTAGCAGTTCGTCGAGCGTCTTGTCGTGCTCGACCAGAAGCTGCGCGAACTCCTCGGCCCGCTGGCCCAGCTGCTCGTTGCTCGTGATGATGGCGTCGAGAACACTATGCATTGTCAATGGGTGCGGAGGCTTTTGATCTTGGCGCGGCGATCAGTCACGCTCGCGAAGAGCGCGGTCAGCTTGTTCTCGGCGTCGGCCTTCTCGGCGAGCATCTTGCGCGCATCGGAGAGCGAGACGACTGGAGCGGGAGGAGGCGGTGCCACGACTGGCTTCGGTTGAAATCCGAAAGGCTTCAGCGCCTGCTCGATCTGCGCCTCCGTCTTCGCGTTCTGCCCGAGCTTCTCACGCACGGCGGCGAGCTTGGTCGCCTTGTCGGCCAGCTTCTCGAGCGGCCGCTTGGCGCGATTGCGCCCAGCTTCGAGCGCAGCGGCGACGCTCGTCGGCCGGCTCATCTCCTCGCGCTTTAGCGCTTCGGATTTCGCGCGCGCCCAGCTGGCCCCTGCGTCACCGCCCCAGAGAGCCCACGCGATTCGGCCGGCGGAAGGGTAGCCGTCTTCGCCAGGAGAGAAGCCCGTGCCCTGCTTGTCGACCTCGTGCCGCGCGAAATACGAGACCATCCGGCGCACCGTGTCAGGCGAGAGGCTGGCCTTGTTGCTGATGTCGCGCGCACGAGCGACGCCAACGGCCGTGCCTCCGCGGCTGAACTTCTCGCGCCACTCAAGGCCGCGCTTGGCCTCGGCTGCCATTGCATCGGTCGGCGTGAGGTCGACCGCGGCGAAGCGCGCAAGCTCGGCCGGAGTCGCAGGCTGGTCCGGCGTTTCGTCCTCGGGCGATGCGCCCTTCCCGGTAGTGGCGTTGACCGCATCGACCGAATCCTCGGTGACGTTCGTGCCCAGCGCCGCGGCCATCGAGGGATTTGCCGGCAGCTGCTGCGTGACCATACGGATCGCCGTCTCGGGAACGCCGTAGCGCTCGGCAAGCTCGCTCACGTAGCTCGCCTCGGCCGCGATCTGCTCGAGTCGCGTGAAGGCGTCGGTGCCCTGCTCGGCCGCAATCTCTTGGAGAGACTTCGCGCCTTGGCGGTTCTCGTTCATATTGGCCGCGGACTCGCGACCAACGTCGATGGTGAGCTTGGGCGGGAAGCGCCACTCGCCGCGGGTCGCGCGCTTGAGCGCCTGCACCGGCGTTTCGCCAGCGCGAGCAGGAGGCGCCGGGATCTCGCCGCGCGCGATGGCGTCCAAGATCACCGCGTTCTTGATCGGGTCGAGCACCTTGTCCACCAGCACGCCTTGATGCCGCGCGAACACGCGGTCGGCCGCGGCGAACTCCGCGCGCACGCTTGGGCCGGCGTAATCCTGCGTGCCGAACAGGACGCCCTTCGGGATGCCGACCGCGATCGAGAGCTCGTGCATCAGATGCGCGATGAAGCCCGTGAAGGCGGTGCTCGGCCGCGCCGGCATCGTCTCGACGCGATCAGCCTGGCCGAGATACTTAATCATTCCGACCTCGGAAAGCTCGTTCTTCTGCTGCTGGCCGCTGGGCAGCGTCGCGCTCGGCGTCGGCGTGAAGAGGTTGCGCGCGTTGGCCGTGCCGCGGTCGGTGAAGACCAGCGCCGCCTGCTGCGAGGCGAAGCGCACGCCGGCCTTCTCGGCTTGCAGGATCTCGTGCAGCATCCGCGCCGTCTGGATCGCCGCGTGAAAGTCGGTCACGCCGCGGTACTGGTCGACGCGGAACGGGTCGAAGTAGTGGCAGAAGTTCCCAGCCGGAACGTCCTCCGCGCCGAAGTAAACGCCCTCGCGCGTCACGCGGTAAATGCGATACGCGACCGGCACGCCGAACTCGTTGGTGATCACGCCCTCAAAGTAGTTCTCCGAGTCGAGACCCATCTCGTTGGGATTGCCGATGCGGGTCGCCGGCACCAGCTGGAGCTTGAGCCCGTCGCCCACGCGGCGGATGACGAAGCCGCAGTCGCCGTCGACGGGCCGATTCTCCGCGGCCAGCTGCACGAGCTTGCGGAAGCTATTGCGGCCCGTGGCATCCGCCTGCTTACACCACGAGTGAAACCACTCGTTGACGGTCGCGTTGTAGTCGCGGTCTCCAGTCGTTGCCGAGTATTCGGTCGGGGTTAAGTAGTTGCCGAACTTGCGCGAGACCTCCTTAACCTCGGGACAATTCTCGACCAGATTGCGCGCCTCCCACATCATCACCACTCGCTCGCGCACGGTCTGCGAGGATTCGCTCGGCTGGCCGTACTGCATCGGAGCGTAGAGCCGATTCGTCTGCGCGGCGTTGTAGCTGAAGAGCGCGGTCTCGACGCGAGCCTGGAGCCGACGCAGCGCGGCCTGCGGCGCGATGGTCTCAAGCGCCCGCTCGAACCACGGCCGATTGCGGATCACTGCCGTCGCGTCGAAAGTCTGCATAATCAGTTCCCGTTAAAGCTGACGAAGGTCGTGTCGGTCGTGGCGCCGTTCTGGTACTCGATGGCGGCGGTGATGTCGCCCAGCATCTGGTTGAGCGTGTTCAAATCGGCGCGCGTGACGCTCTTGCCGTTGAGCGAGTAGCTCGTGTTCAGAAGGCAGGCTTGAATCGCGTCCAGCACCTTCGTCTTGAGCGTGTTCAGCGTCGCAACGTCAATGTCGAGGAAGGGATTGTCTGCCGCCATAAAAGAGCGGCAGCCGTCAAAAGGTTTTTTGACGCCCCGCGCTGGCTTCGATTTGACGACAAAAAAAGCCGCCCCACTATGGGAGCGGCTTGATCTGCTTCGGCGGTCGCCCGCCTCGTCGGCCGTTGCGCCTCGCGGCGGCGGCCTTGGCTTCGGATCGGATCCGCCCGCCGAGGCGGCCTAGAGCGACCGCGGCGGGGTTCTTGGGTGCGTCTGGCATAAGCTCAGGACCGCTCGAAGCGGCCGGTTTTAGGGCAGCGGACGGCGAGGAACACCGCGCCGCGGACGCCGGTCGCGACGTAGTAGCGCGGCTCCCAGCCTCGGCCGGCCAGATCAGCGGCGACGAGCGGGCCGACTTCGAGGGCTTCGACGGTGTAAGTGCGGGAATCGATGGTGGTCTTCATTGGTCGTTGTTGATTACGTGCAGAGAAAAACCGAAGCGGTGGGGATAGTCAACGTCTTTCGGAAAAAAGTTGGGGCGGGTGGTGAGCCCGCCCCGGTGGGCTTAGAAGTTGCCGCGATAGGCTCGGCGGCTGTCGCCCCTCATTTCCTGGTGGTCATCGTAAGCCATCGCTAGCGTCTGCTTCTGGAGGTTCTCGCCGAGCTTTCCTTTCGTCAGGTAGAAGCTCGGCCGGTAGTTGCCCTCGGCGGTCAGCAGCGCGGAGAAAGAAGGGAACATCGTCAGCTTGCGGGTGATGTTGTCGAGGTGGTTGGCGTTGGTGTTCATCGTCGTTGTTTTGTTGAGGTTGTCGTTGTTGACGTGACCAGAGAAACCTAAGCGCTCGGGAAAGTCCAGAACTCTTTTGAGGAAAACCTCGGCCCCAATTCCACGCTACGTTTTCGCCGGCACGTAGCGGATGATGCCAGCGATGGTCGCCATACAGAGCAGCATCGCGCTCGTGTCCAAGCCGTGGTTCGGCGCGTTGCTCCTTACCTCCCTCCATTCCCACACGCCCGTCCGCACCTCGACCTTGGCCTCGCCCTTAAGGTGCTCGAGGTAAAGCGGGTTAACGTCGGACGGCAGTTCCCAGCGCAAGTCGCCTTTGCCCTCCAGCGCGGTCGCCAGCGTGTCCTTGAAGTAGTCGCCGGACCAGTTGTAGAAGTAGACGTCGCCGCCGCGGTAGTCGCTCACCTGCGGATCCGAGAACGGGAAGTTGACCATCTGCCCGGTCGCCTCGTCCCGCATCGTCCACGTCCGCCGGCCGTAGCCGCGCATCGAGCGCCAGCCGAACTCGGCGCAGTCGCGGTCCACGTCTGCCGGCCGGTAGCCGCGATCCTGCGCGACGCACGCGCTCGAGACCTTGAAGCGCTCCTGGAGCGCCCGCAGCTGATCCCGCGTGTCGATCCGGCCGAACCACAGCTGACGGTAGCGCGGCCCTTGCGCCGTGCTGAACGCGCCGACCTCGCACCAGAAGTGGTCCTGCTGCCGGTCAATTGCTAGGAAGCGGATCGCCTCGTCGGGGATCGACTCGCCCTGGGCATAGTCGGCCAGCTTGTAGCCGCTGTCCTTGGTGAAGATCGAGATTGCCTTCTTCTCCATCAGCCACGGCCGAGCCTCGCGCTTCTGCTTGAACTTGCGACGCGAACTGTCGTCGCCGTTGGAATTGAAGATGTTCTCAGCTTGGCAGTATTCGAGCGCTAGGAGCCGCATCGAGTGCGCTGCCACGGCTTCCCAATGGAACGAGCGCCAATCGGTCGGCGCATTCTCTCGCGTGCAGACGTAGTGCCCGACCTTGCGCCAGTAAGCCCGCGTTCCGTCGTTGTCTGCGTATTCTTCGCCGCAATGGCAGCAGACGAAGCGCACCGTTTCCGCGGCCCGCTGCTCGTCGAAGGTGCCGTCCTCGCGCCGCGCGTCGCTGGCCCAGACGACGCCGGCTCGCTTCGTCTTGTCGTCCTTCATCGTCTGATGAAAGTGCAGCGGCATCGGCTTCGAGCACTTGCGGCACGTCGCGCTCCACTCCTCCATCGATCCTTGTCGGAAGCTCCAGGTCGCCCAGCACGGCCGCGCGTCGCCTCCGTCGAATCCTCCTTGGCTGATATCGAGAATGTGCGACGTGCCCTGCTGCTCGAACGCGGTCACGCGCCGGCAGGCGTCCTCGTAAACATCAACCCATTGAGGCAACCAACATTCGTCATTGTATTTCCAGCGCACCGACTGCGACTGCTGGTGCGATAGGTTGGCCGAGTTAAGGATGAAGAAGGATCCGCCGGGAAAGAAGACTTCGGTCTGCGTTCGCATCGGGCCGGGACGCGGAAGCAGGCGCGCAATCTGAGGGATCGACTCGAAGAGCGGGAAGATGCGCGTCTTGCCCTCGATGGCGGCCATCTCTGCGGATTGCAGCGTGAACGTCGACGGCCCAGGATCGTTTGCCATCCGCCACGCCGCGACGATCTCGGCCAGCAGCGTTCCGCCCGACTGCACGGCCTTCAGCACCGTCGTCCGTCGCACCTTGGGATCTTGGCAACTATCGAACGGCGCGCGGAGCCACGGCGAGTTTTCGACGGTGAAGCGCCCGCGGATCGCGTAGGCGGCCGGAAGCTCGCGGACCACGTCGTGCGCCCATTGCCAGATTTTCCTTCTGTCCGGCGTGGGCAACACGCATTGCCGATCAAGCCAGTCCCTGTGATCGGCGCTCACGCCGCGGCCGGCTGCCACTTGAGCAGACCGGTCTTCGTCGCTTCTCGGATTCGGTCGTGGATCGCCTTCATCTCTTCGCGCACCTCAACAATCGACTTCCCAGATAATAGCGGCGGCGCGTTTACCTCAAGCTCGGAAGTCAGCATCAGGTCGAGCTTTGCGGTCCACTCGCGCAGGAAGTCGGCGACGGTCTCCTGCTCAATGATCTTGCCCTCCGCGACCGCGTTCTCGCGCTGCTTTTTCTTGAGCTCCTCCTGCGCGATCAGCACCTTGAGCTCCGAGAGAACGTCGCTGCTCGCCTTTGCCAGCCCTCGTTGCTCGATGAACGTGCGCCACTCCTCGATGTTCCAGCCGGCCGGCGCGCCGCGCAGCTTGCGGTAAAGCCGCAGCGACTCGGTCGTGATCTTCAGCGCCGCCGCCACCGCGCGCTGCGTTTCCTTTTTAGCGTCTTCGCTCATTCGCGGACCAAGTTAGAGGTTTGAACCATTCGCTCAAATCCTTGCTAGGTCTTGCAACC